CAGTCATTAACGGCGCGCTTCCTGCGGTTCATTTCGATGATTTCCTTGACGCTCATGTTGGAGCGCAGAACGCCGTCCTTGCCGACTTCCAGAACGTGGTTGGTCTTCGGCGGCGGGGCGGGAACTTCGGCTTTCAGTTCTTTCCAGGCCATCGCGAGATACCTGAAAGCGTCGGCTGCGTGGCTGGTCCAGTCGTGGAGCGGGCGGTCGTCGAATACGTTGGCCTTCTCGTCATACTCACTGCGGTATTGCCTCAGAGCGTCGAGGCCGTAGTCGGTGCGTTGCTCGTCGAACCAGCAGTGAGGCAGCGTCTCGCGAACAGCGTTGATGCCATCCATGAGCGTATGTTGCGGTATCAGCTTTGGCTTGCGTCCCAGCTCCTGCAGCGTCTCGACTCGAGTTCGGCCTGTTCCCAGTTCGCGGACCTTGGCATCGTGAGGCACCCAGTCGTCGCCGTAGCGGTAGCCCTTGGCCTGCAGCACGCTGGCGTAGTGTGGCAGTCCCTGGCCGCTGTTCTCGTAAAAGTCGATGATCCGGACCTCGTTGCCGATGATCTGGAAGAACCAGATGGCAGTGCTGTCGCCTATGCCGAGATCCCATGCCGTGTGCACGGGCAACTGAGGCTCGGCAGGTACGTGGCGCAGTCTCCCGCTTTCCTTGACCGCGATCAGTTCGCGAACGTAGTAGGCGCCCTCGAAGACCGACGAGAAGTCACCCTCCCAAATGTGCCCGTACTGTTCTGGTCTGGCTTTCATGTCCCGCAAGCGCGTGCGGTCGAGAACGTCGGGAAACCACGGGTTGTCTCGCCAGTTGAGTTGCACCACCTTCTGGCGCGGGTCGGTTGCTTCCCTGAACCGCTTGTGCGTCGAGCTGCGCTTGCGTTCCGGGTTCCAAGTGACCCACAGTTCCGAGTCTTCCTCACGCAGCGTCGGGATCAGCTTTATCCAGGCTTCATCAGTTACGGGTTCGGCTTCGTCCACCCAGCAAAGCAGAATGCGAGACTTCGACTTGATGCTGTCCAGTGATCTATCGAGGCCGGCAAACCTGTAAGAGATGCGCCTTGACTTCGTTCGGATGTACTTTTCGCCGATGTCGAAATGCCGGTGAAGCCAAGGCTGAGACCGGATCGCCGCCTTGATCTCTTCCATGGAAGAATCGTCAAGGCTGTTCATAAATTGGCGAGCGCTGAGAATCATCCCCTCTCTGCCGGCCATGTCCCACATGTAAGCCCGAACCGCCGTCATCGTGGCGAATGATCTGGTCTTGCCCGATCCTCGCCCGCCGTAAGCGCCCCGTACGTCAGCTTGGCCCGTGAATACCGGGATGAGCTTGGGAGGCAGTTCTATCCGTGCTGTCGTCGGTTTCAGGTGACGTGAGGACAATGTGTGTGACTGTCTCTAGCGGGTTGTCCGGATCGCCCTTGTGCTCGATCGATGAGAGCTTGGGGTGAAGGTAGGGAGCCGCGTCTCTGGCGTATGTCGCCGCTTCTGCTTTCTTGCCGGATTGCCAGGCATCGCGCATGGCCCCTAGCATCACGTCTAACGGCGATATGCCTTCGCTCAGTGCCTTGGTCACGAGAACCGTTCTTTCCCGTGTGCGCCTGTTCTGAGAGCCTTTTTGACGCCCTCCTGTTTTCTTCCCTGCAGCCACGGTCTATTTCCGTCTAACTTTAGATGAATAGAACGTCATCGGCGTCTAAATCGGCAACAAATAGAACAGGCGCGCCGTTGAAGTGCGGAACGACAAAACCCGTCCCTGGATACGTCACCGTTGCAGTGCTGCTGGCTACTGCTTCAAATGAAGCATATGCAGCCTTGCCCAGGGTGAACTTGTCACCAGTTGGCTTGCTGGCTTCATAGGCTGCGGTCATGCGGTCGATGATGTTCATTCAGCACTTGCCGCCCTTGGGCTTCGACGGTGCGGGCTTGGGCTTGGGTTTCATGGCCATGTGATTTGCCTTTGGTTAGGATGCCATCTTAGCACGAGCGGCTTCGATGAGTGTACGGCTGCCGTCGATGGTCTGCGTAGCCTTGGGCGTCTCGTCTTCCTCGCGGCGATAGAGGCCGGCAATGAACAGAGCCAATGCAGGTAGGCCGGTGCCAGCCAGTGCAATGGCTAGGTTGGCGCTGAGCTGCGTGCCTTCCTCAGTGTAGGCGTCGGGAACAAGCTCGCCCTTGCCGACGAATGATGCGGCTTTGGACAAGAATGCGTTCATGTGCTCGGTTTGCGATGACTTGTGCTCGATCGTTGCCGACTTGGTGCGGGCCGATGCAATCACCTTCTTGGTTGCCTCGATCTTGGCGGTCACGTCGTCGACACGTTCAAGAACGGCAATGCGACTGGCTATCTCGTCACGCTCTTTGGTGCGCTCCAAGCATTTGGCCTTGCATCCCTTGCGCTCGGCTTCGAGCTTGATTGCGAGGTTCAGGCTTTCGAGCTTGGCGCGGAGTGCGTCGGCGGTAACGGTCACGCTCCAGCCGTTGGCCTTTTGAAGCTCGGCAAGGCGGGTCTCGAATAGGGCGAGGGTCTTCCTGGCGTCTTCCACGTCGCCGCGGCCATCGTCATACTTGACGTTCTGAACCTTGGTGATGGCGAGATCGTTGCCACGAATGCCGGCCGTATAGGCTGCGTGCTGGCCGAACTCGATCACGAACAGCGGCATCGCGAGAATGGCAAGGATCACGGCAACGCCGCTCTTGCCCTCATTCCATGCCCGGTATGCCGCGTCGGGTAGAAATGCGGTTACGAAGCTGAGCACGGCGAGAAAGATTGCGTGCAAGGCGGTCATCTTCCAGCCGACCATAAACGACATGCCGGCGGCAGCTGCCAAAGATGACAGACCGAGGAAGAGCCAGAACCGGCCGAACGGGCTGAACGAATTGAATAGGGCTCGAATGGATTGCTTCATGGCGCTGTCTCCAGAGCTTGGGATCTGACAAACGCTCACGGATACGGGCGGCAATTTCACGGGGCGTCACGGTCGAACACGCCGAGAGCCGAAAGGCAGGCGCCGACCACGAGAAGGAAAACAAACAGCGAGACACCGAAGACAGCAAGTGCGAGCGTCATGTGGTGTTCAGCTTTCCTCGGGTATGGTGCTTGCAGTTGGTGGCGTAACGCGTAGCGGACTGCCAGGGTTTCCCCGCGCTGGCAGTCCGTGTTGCTTTGGGCGCAAGCTCAGATGGTGTGGCTCAACGCTTTTTGCGGAGCCGAGGCCGGTAAGCTGAAATCAGCCGGTCATCTCTTGCGCTTACGTATGCCTTGTTTTGAACACAGCGTCAACCCGGCCTGAGTTGGGTATAGTGGATGGATTGGGCCTGTCGCTTACCGAGCATGTCCCACTCGATCAAACACATCCTCCCGCTGGTGCTCGTGACCGTGACGGCGATCTCTCCACGGTAGGCAGGCTGGCCGGCAGTGAACGGGTTGATCTCCTCGGCGCGGCGCTTGGGCTTCAAGACGTACAGGCGAGCCACGTCGGCCACGGGAGCCTCGCCAACCTTCTGCCTGACGTGCTTCAGAAAGGCGTGCGTGACCTCCCTAGCAGCGAAGATGTAGCCGGGTGCCGTGACCTTGGGCCGCTTGCCGCTCTCGTCCCATGGGGCAATGGCGTTGATCCCGAGGCGTTGCAGCTCACGGCAGGCTTTGCCCTCGTAGTTGCTGGCGGTCTTGTAGACGATGGCGCGATTGCTCATGATCCAAGCACCTTCTGTGCAAACGCAGCACTCGGATTGTCTTTAGTCCATCGCTCCATTTCGCGATCAATGTGGGACTTCTCGCGCTTGCGGAACTCCTTAAAACAGCGCTCGACCTGCATCGCGTAGGCTTGGGATGGCGAGATCGAACGCATCGCGGCAATGTCGGCATCCAAAACACGGGCATGCGACTTCGCGTTTATTCTATGCTGCTCGATCGTCTCTGGGCTCGTGAAATTTTTCATGGCTTCGATAAACCATGGCGTATCGATCGGCACAGGATTGCCGTAGCCCGCCATCCCCGCCGATAAACCTCCAAAAGAAGCAGCATTGAGCGGGCCAGAAAGCCCCATAGCCGCCGCCGCTTGTTTGGCCGCTACCGTCGCTGCCAATGGCGCCGATGGCATCAGCTTGAGGAACCCACGTCTGGCTTTGTCGATCTTGCTCATGGTGTCTGTCCGTGTTCTGATACGCACGGGCACTCGTAGAAAATCAAACTTTCTCGTATCCGTTGACGACAAACCAATAGTTAGACGCCTCGCGCAGGATGGCCCACATGGTTGTGCGGCGTTCGTGGGCAGCGTCTCGCAACTGATCGTGCATTTTGCGATCCATCATGATTGAGAACTCGACTAGGTTGGCCTTCGCCTTCGGTGTAAGCGTTAGCCCGACCTCGGGCGCTTCAACGATGGCGCCGGATTTGACCTTGGCTATCAGGTCATCGGTCCGCTTGTCGGCCTCTGCCGCTTGCCGCTTTGCTTGATCAACCGCCGCCCGTTCTGCCGATGTCTCACGCTCCGATTTCTTGGCTTCCCATTCGGTTGCTGCTTTTTGGTTCTGAACACGTTCGGCAATGCTCGCCGGATGGCCGTTGCGATACATGGCATCCATGCTGCCGTTGCATTTCCCGAGGTCGCGCTCGAAATTGGCTTCAGGGACGCCCGCCAGCTTGATCAATTGGATGATCCTGCTGTCAGTCAGGCATGCCGTTGCGTCGGCGCCTAGTTCCTCGCGAACCTTGGTAATCATCGCCTTTTGCGTCTGGCACTTCGACACGTTCACGGTCGCGATGATGTCCGACATGCGGCGCCATGCTCTAAGACGAATTTCGCGGAGCTTGTGGAATGCCTCATCGTCGTTGGCTTGCTTGAAGTAGACCGCCATAGACTCCGCGACACGCTGCGCTTCCATGCAGTCGTCAACCGTGTGGCATTCACGGATAGCGGCAAGCATCTTGTCATAGCGTGCAGCCGTGAACGTGCCGACTTTGGCGATGGCCGTTGATGATGGTTCTGCCGCTGGTCTCATGTCTGTCCCCTTGCTCTGATGGCGGCGGCGAT